GCTTTTTTCCAACTTGCGGAAAATACTCCAATGATTCGCCAATTTTCCAATGTTGCAATGTAGGTTCGGAAATACCACGTTCGGCAAACCATTTTACAACGCGTTCGGTTAAATTTATTTTTATATTTTCCGGACGTATGTATTCTTTTTTCTTTTCGAATTTTGTTGTTCCGGCCCAACCACAATTGTGACAATTAAATAAACCTTTGTCAATATCAACGGACAAACATTTGTCGCGTTTGTTTTTTCGCGTTGTGCTGCATTGTGGACATTGTGTTTTGATTTTGCCGGTTGTTTTATTGCCGACGTCAATATTAAAATCGTGAAATGTTTTCATTGTGTTTTTGTTTTATGTCCCATTAAGTAGCTTAACGGGCCTATTCTCGAACTCTATTCTAAACGCTAAATTAAAAATTTATTTTAAATATTAAAACATTCTTAATTGTTTTTTATGGTCTTCAATTCTTTTCATTGCGGCGTTAAAATAGTCTTTGTCTAATTCGCACGCCGTTAAGTCATAACCTAAATTATGGCACGCAATCGCAATAGAACCGGAACCCAAATGTGTATCTAAAATTCTAAAACCCTCTTTTGCGTAATTCATTAACAACCATTCGTATAATTTTATAGGTTTTTCTGTAATATGAATTTTTTTTGGTTTATTATAATCTACATTTAATTTATTATTAAAACCCTGTAAATTTCCACAATTTGTGTACCTAACAAATTTAGCTTTTTTTAAAAAGGAAACCCACGCCAATTCAAATTCTGATATATTTTCTTTTTTTATTTTTGAAGTTGAAATACTTTTCCCCCTAACGGCTTCCGAAAATGTTTTATCCCAACATAGCCAACCTTGATTATGTGGTAATTTGAAATAATTACCGCCCCAAATAATTTGATTTTTACTTACTCTAAATAATTCTTTAAAATAATCGTCATTTGGTTTTAAATTTATTTTATCCCATTTAGCAATGTCAATACCATAAGGCGGATCTACAATAGCCAAATCAAAGTAATTATCCTCATACCTTGCCATTAACTCCATATTATCTTCATTTGTTATTTTCATAATGTTTAATATTTAGGTAAATAATAAAATAATTTTTCAATATTGTTCATTTGTTTATATTGAACCTCTAAATTGTTGGTTTTTGCAACAAACGACGTTCCATTGGATCGACTTAAGCGTTCGCCTTTTTTTCTTAAAACTGATTTTTCCAATAATTCTTTTTTGCTCAAATAACCGCAAATTGTTAATTCATTTTTACGTCTATTCAATGAACAAAAAATATAAATATCACAATCAAATTTTATTTGGTGTTCAACAAAATTATTTACAAAATGGTCTTGAACGTCAACGTTTCGGCCCATTGTTTTAACGTCAATTTTAAATCCTTTGTACTGAAAATCAAAACCGCCGTCGAATCCTTTTGTCCATTCGTGATTTATTCCAAATAAACGTTTAACCATTATTTCGCCAACTAAACCAATGAATTGTTGTTCTTTTGTTCCGTTGAATTCAAAACGTTGTCCAATTTCATTTTCTTTGACAAACGCCCAAACGTCGTTTTTTAATTCTTTTGGTATGTTGTATTTTTTAAAATTCATTTTAAAACAACAATCATTGAATCGTGCATTCCGCACTTATTTGTTACTTTTTCGCCGAATGTATTAAAACCAATAAATTTAATTCGTCCTTTAATAAATCTAATTTCTTTTTTGTTTGGCAAAATAAAATCATGAAATAATTTTGTACTTGTTGAAACAGGCAATAATAAAACACATAATTTGCCCTTTTTGCTTTCTTTAATAGCTTTTTTGACAAATGCTTCTTTTAATTTTCTGCTATAAGGCGGATTTATAAAATTTCTTTTCCCCCATTCTATATCCAAACCATTCCATAAATTTATGTCGTGATTTATTGGACATGGATCAAAATCAAAATTAAATTCTTGATTTAATTTATTAAAAAATTCTTTTGGTGTTTCCCAATTGTCACTATTTTTCAAATTTCTATTTTTCATTTTTATAATTTATTATATATTGTTTTAATTCCTGGAACTCGTTTGTCATCATTAAACCGCGAATTTGGAATTCGTGAATGTCGCCGTTTTTTGTTTTGGCGCCAATTTCTTTTTGACCGCTTGCCGGATTTCTGTACACAAAAAATTCTTTTAACCCTTTTATTTTTGTAAATCCAACCGGTTTTTGTTTTGCTTTGTGCTGAACCATAAAACGATCAATGTATTTAATTCCGTTTTTGTCGGTGTTTCTTAATTTAAGAATTGATAAAAAATTGTTTTGCCAAAATTCGTCATTCCTTAATTCTTTTGAAACTTTGTAAACCTCGCGTAAATTGTAGCCGTCCAAACGTTCGATTTTATCCAAACAATCCAACCATTTGTTTTTTTGTGCGTCCGTTTTAGGCCTATATTTTAAAGGAAATAATTCTGCAAAATGCGAAAACGCCTTTGTTGTTTTTTCTGAATATTGGCGCTTTTTGGATTTTGTGGATATTTCTTTATTTAGTATTTCTTTATTATATATATTATTATATATATTATTATTAGTATTACTTTGTTGCGGATTTACCGCAGCGGTAAAAACCGCCGCGGTTTTTCCGGCGCCGGTTTTTCCGGTTCCGGTGTCGTTTAAATGATAATTGTAACCGGCAAATTTTCCGCCTTTGCGAACCTCAACACGCACCAGGAAACCGCAATCAATCAATTCTTTTATTCTTTTATTTATGGCGTCTTTGCCCTCTTTAAAATGTCCGCAAATAAATTGAACGGTCATTTCTGTTTTTGAATCGTGCGAAAATAACCAACAATATAAACCGGTTGCAGCTGCTGAAATTCCTTTGTGACGAAATATTGAATTCGGAACAATTGTAAAGCGTTCAAATTTTTTCGGTTTATAAATCTTATTGTATTCCATTTGTAAAAAATAACCCTATCGAATCGGCGGTCGCGGTCGCTTCATCAATAGGGTATTATAAAAATTTTTATGCCGCGACGCATTAAGCAAATTTAAAAAATAAAATCACAAAATCAAATTATATTTTATGTCATCACAAAAGGAACGCAATTCGTCGAATATCTTTTTTAACTGATCCAATGGAATTTCGCCGTCCTCGTATTTGTACCATAATAATTCAATAAATAAATCAAATTCAACACGCGTTGATTTGCCTACATATTCATAAGTAACGGCCAAATTTTCCGGCGCTGATTGTGTGAAACGGATTTTTTGATTTTCCGCGTCAAAATAAATTGTGTGATATTTCATTTTTTTGGTTGGTTTTTTAATTCATTTTTAAAGTATTTGTCAATGACTTCAACGCAATCGTCAAAATCATTAGTCCAATATACCGCCCAATTGCAATTTTCAAGCCATTTAAACCACTTTTTTTGGTTGTCCGTAGGTTTGTTATATTTATATTTTAATTCGACCGCTAAACCGCTGAAAACGGCGTTTGGTGTAAAAATAAGCAAATCCGGAATTCCAGGTTTCGCGCCTAAATACTTCATTTTGTATTGTTCGAACTTTGTTCGTTTGCCCTCATTCATTGGGTGCGTAAATATGGCGTTTGGGTATTGCATATCTAAATAATTAATAATTGCACGTTGCAATTTGTCCTCGCCTTTTAAATATTTTTCGTATGGGTTCGCCATTACACAATTGCGTTGTCTAATGTTTCAATAATATTTCGTAATTCCGCCTTTTCAAATGTTCCGGTCAATTCGTGTTTATACGTTTTAAATGACAATTCGAAATGGTCCTTTTTTACCTCTTTTATTTTAATTTTTATTTGCATTTTATATTCGTTTTAATTTTTTAATTTCATTTTTTAAAATGTCGTTTTCAATTACTAATCTATTGTATTTATAAATTAACGTTTCCGGCGTCATTTTTTCCGATTTGAATTCAGATAAAACCGCTATTTTTAAACTCTCGAAATCGGCTTTAAAAAATTCGTCAAACCTCAACCAATCGTTAAAATTCTTTAAACAATAAAGAACCGACGCATGATCCCGACCAACCGACGCGCCGATTTTTTTAACTGATTTTTTACTCGTATGTTTTGCGAGCCAAAAGAATGCACCGCGCGCCATAACAACTTCACGTTCGCGGGTGTCTTTTCTAATGTCACAATCAAAATGTTTATTTACTTTTTTTATTAAATATTTTAATTCCATTTTTTAAAATTACAAAATTAAACTCCCGTCGTCGTGAAAATCATTCCAAATGTAACCGGAAACAATGCCGGTTTCACAATAAATTTTCCAATCGGCAAACGCACGTTTCCACGCTTTACGCCCTTGTTCAATCATTTCGTCGCTTAACGTGTAAACCTCAACCGAAAACGGATAATTCGTTTCTACTGCAATAAATTTAAAATTGTCAATGCCTAACATATCACAATAAAAAGCCGCTTGTAAATGATAGCCGTATTTGTAAACGTCACGACGAAACGCCATTGGCGCGTTGTCCTGGCACGTTTTAACGTCCGAAATAAAGTTTTCGACGCGGTTCAAACAATCCGGCCGAACGCGTACGTCCAAACCCTCGTGTTTTAAATAATGCGACAATTCGATTTCGCCTTTGCAATATTTTTGCGCCAAATCGTGATTGCGGAAATTGTCCAAAATTTTAGTGATTTTTTCGTGGTCATCAAACGCCACTAATTTTTTGCCCTCTGCCTTTTTTTGTTCAATGGCGAATTGTTCTTTTCCGGCTTTTGTTCGGCGGTCAATTTTTGGCATAACGTGAAACTCGTTGTAATACGATTCCGGTTCTAACATTGCGCAATGAACCGCCGTCCCTAATGCCATTGCCGAACTTTCAAACGGCTTTTGATTAATAAAATGATAAACCGATTTTTTATGTATTGATTTTAAACCGGACGCGCTAATTCCAGGCGCTGAATGATAATGTTCATTTGTGTCAAATTGTGCTTTCATTGTGTCAATTGTTTTGTGTCCACGTTGCGGTCAATTAAAAAATAGTCGTTAATTTCTGAAATAGTCATTTCTAATTTGTCGATTTTCTTTTGCATTGCATTAATTCGTAAATACAAAAATTCAATTGTGTTTTCCATTTTCTTAAGTTTTTAAATGTTCTGTAAAACTAAAAATATATTTTCAATTTACAAAATATTAACATAAAAAAAACGGCTTTCAATCTGAAAACCGCTTTCGTTTTGTTTGTCATTTTACCGATTAAAATGGCAAATCGTCGCTTGCGTCGGCGACTTGTGCCGTTTCCGGCTTCACATATGGATCGGATAATTTAATTGAAAAAAACTTTCCTTTTGCGCCCTCTTTAACCCACGCCGCAATTTGCTGATTCGTGCCGTCTTGAAGTTTAATCGAGCCGGAATAGTCCGGTTGATTTTCGCTTGTTTTGTTAGTGTTTTTAAATAAACTCCCGTTTCCGTTTTTGTGTTCGTAACTCATTGTTTTTGTTTTTAAATATTAAACTTTTCGATTATTTGTTCGCGGTATTCTTTTTTCATTTTAAAGCCGGACAATACCTTTTCCGCTTGTTCTTTTGTAGCTTTTAACGTTGCGTTGAATTGCGCTTCGGTTAGCCATTTTTTATCGTCTTTGTCCTGGTTTTTAACGGCGTTTTGAACTTCATTAGCCGACGCAATGGACGTGTCAATTCCAATGCCTAAATAACCCAATGCGCGGCCCAATGCCGACGTGAAACCATTTTCAACGAATGACGTTTTGTTTATGTAGGAACTATCTCTATACTCTTGCGAATGCGCCGACGCCATTTCAACGCCTTTTGTGTCGCAAATCGTGACTTTAAAAATGCCCTCTTTTTCGTCAATATGAACCAATTGTTCGCATATTTGCCAACCTTTAAATGTTGGTTCG